TCCATCAACAGGAAATGGTGATGAAGGTTATTCAATCCCAGCTGAAGAAAGAACTATTAACTTTAGTATAGATGAAACTATATCTTCAATGGCAGTAAGTATTTCAGGGGGTACTCCAGCGGCTACAGATAATGTAATAGCTTTTGGAAATGCTGATGTTACTACTACAAGTACCTTTAATATAAACACAGGTTCGTATGGTTATGCCTTTACTAGACAATTATTAAACCACACTGGTACTAACCTTTCTATCCAGCAAAGTACTACAAATCGTAGCTTTAAAGTAACTAGTGTAATATTCCAACCATATGGTATGACTATTGGATATGATAATACTGCAGTAGGAGGTTCTGGTACTTATTCTGAGGGTGCTACTAATGGAACAGTACAAATTGATGTTCCTTACTATCACGCAACTGCTTCTGCAGGATACAATAAATGGCTTGTAAGAAATTATTCAGATACAGTTTCAGAATTTGTTATTGCCCCTCCAACAGCCTCAGTAACTTCTGGTGATTCTGTGATCATAGAAATAGAAATGGTAGGAGCATCCCAAAACGATATGGAAATTTATCGTACAAATGATATGGGTAACCAATACTCAGCCTCTATAAAAGATTTAGCAGGAAGTGCCATTACAATAGGACAAGGCCATGAGTATGTAACTAAATTTATGTTCTATAGTTCTTCAAATGGAATTCAAGGATTATCAACATTGACTGCTACTAGAATGGATGTCCAAAACCCAGCATAATTAAATGAATTGGAAATATAAGGGGGAGGAGATTGAAAATATTACTCAATTTCCTCCCAATACCTTTGGTTTTGTTTATGAAGTGATTACCCCCGAAGGGAAAAAATATATAGGAAAAAAAGTCCTATATCACAATCAAAAACGTAAGAAAACCCGAGCAGAATTAGCCGAGCAAGTTGGAAGGGGACGTAAATCAATCCATAAAATAATAACTAAAGAAAGTGATTGGAAAACATATTATGGATCCAACACCCATCTTAAAAAACGTATTATAGAAGGAGAAGTTACGCTGAAAGATTTGCAAAAACAAATTCTTGAGCTCGCTTTCAATAAAAAACACCTTACATACCTCGAAACCAAATGGTTATTCCAGCTTGAAGTATTAGAACAACCCGAAAAATATTATAACGATAATATACTTGGTAAATTCTTTACCTCAGACTTTGATATTTAAATTACTTACCGTACATTCCATACTATGGTAAATCATTTACTAGTTACTCTAGTTGACAGAGTTTTAGGAAAAGGTAAACAAACAGCAAGGGGTAATTATGCTTACCATTGCCCTTTTTGCCAGCACCACAAACCTAAATTAGAAATTAATTTTACCGAAAATAAAAAGGGACACAATCCTTGGCATTGTTGGGTATGTAACACCAGAGGTAAAACTATTGTTTCTTTACTTAAACGATCTAAATCGTATGAGCATATTGAAGAAGCCATCAAATTAGTCCCTAAAGGACAATTTGTTGAAGAGGTAGAAATAGTAAATACAATTACATTACCCTCCGAATTTACTTCCCTTATAGACCATCCCTCAGATATTATGGGAAAACATGCTTTAGCTTATCTTAAGCGAAGGGGTATTTTTATGGATGATATTATAAAATACAATATTGGTTATTGTGAAAGTGGAGAATACCAAAATATGATTATTATTCCTTCATATGATGTTAACGGAAATCTTAACTACTTTACAGCTCGTAGTTTTGAAAAAGAACCATTCCGCAAATATAAAAACCCATCAGTATCTCGCGATATTGTGCCGTTTGAAATGTTTATAAACTGGAGTAGCCCGTTGGTATTGTGCGAAGGGCCATTTGACGCCATAGCCATCAAAAGGAATGCTATCCCGCTTTTAGGAAAAAATATACAAAGTAACTTAATGAAGAAAATTGTTTCTTCTAAAGTTGAAAAAATATACATAGCACTTGATAGCGATGCTATTAAGTCATCTCTTAAATTTTGTGAAACATTTATGAATGAAGGTAAAGAGGTTCATTTATTAGAAATGAACGATAAGGACCCGAGTGAGTTAGGATTTAAATGTTTTACTGAACTTATTCAAAAGTCTGTTCCGTTAACCTTATCTGGGCTTTTGGCTAAAAAATTAGCCCTATGACAAAAATTAAAAAAGCTTACGACAGAATATTAGAAATATCTGATGATGCAAAACAAATAACTTTACCTGATGGTAGATATTATCAACGAAATGGTGAATTTTACCCATCAGTAACTTACGTTTTATCTTACTACCCTAAAGGTAAATTCTTTGAGGATTGGCTTAAAAAAGTAGGTTATTCTGCAGATTATATTGTTAAAAAAGCAAGTGAGGAAGGTACCCAAGTACATGAAATGATTGAGGCTTACCTTAATGGAGAAGAATTAAATTATCTTCAACATGGTATTCCTATGTATCATCCTAACATTTGGCAAATGTTTATGAAATTTGTTGAGTGGTGGGAAGAATATAAACCAACACTAATCGAAGCAGAAGTACACCTATTCTCAGATGAATTAAAAGTAGCAGGCACTTGTGACCTAGTTTGTGAAATTAATGGTGAATTATGGATTATAGACTTTAAAACATCTAATCACTTACAAACTACTTATGATTTACAAACAGCTATGTATGCTAAATGTTTTGAAGAATGTTATGGTAAAAAAGTAGATCGTACTGGCATTTTATGGTTAAAGTCCTCTAAAAGAAAAGCCGCAAAAGGTAAAATGCAAGGTAAAGGATGGGAAATGTATGAATCATCTAGAACCATTGAAGAAAACTTAGAAATTTACAAATCAGTCCGTGCCCTATTCGATTTAGAAAACCCAAACCACAAACCAGCATTCACACAATTCAGAACATCAGCTAAGAGAGATTTGTAATATTTATAACAAATACTTCGCTGTGAAATTGTATGATATCTTAAAAGAAATACAAGGTAAACCTAAAGCTATTATATTAGCGGGTGCCCCTGGCGCTGGTAAGGGGTATATTTTAAAAGGTTTAGATTTAGGGGGTTTAAAGGTGTTAAATGTGGATAACATCTACATTGATTTACTTAAAAAAGCCAATGTATCCTTAGACCTAAAAAACGCCACCCCAGAAGAAAGAAGTGAGCAGGCTAAACAAATGGCTGCTGCTAATAAAGAATTTAAAGGTAGTATAGCTGCTACTATTGAAGGTAAAGAATCATTTATTTTAGATGGTACTGCTGCTTCCTATAATCAAACTGATAACTTAAAAACTGAATTAGAAGAGGCAGGATATGAAGTATTTATGCTTTATGTTTATACTGATTTAGAGCGTTCATTAAAACAAAACCAAGACAGATTTGAAAAATCGGGAGGTGAAGATAGAAGTTTAGCTCCTTCAATTGTAATGAGAACGTGGAAAAGTGTAACTCAAAATTATGCCCCCTATAAAGAATTATTTGGTAATAATTTTGTTTCGGTAGCTAACACTTTAGGGAATGAAAAGTTAACAGATTTAGAATCTATAATAAGTAAATATCTTGAACCTTTTACCCCTAAAGGTACTAAACCTAAAACCCCTGCCCAACAAGCTAAATCTGATGCCCAAAAAGCTAAAGAAGCAGAACAAATAAAAGCATTACTGAGCGACGAAGGAGTAAAAGATATAATTAACAACTCAGTATCTAAAGAAGAAGCCCAGTCTAAATTAAAATCCTTTTTAGTATGAATCCTTTAGCCCAAGAGTTAGTAAGAGGAATTTTAGGAGAGGAAATGACTCCCCGAAAAAAAACTGTAGGTTTATTTGGAGGAGGGTTTAAACCCCCTACTATTGGCCATTTAGAAGTAGTCCAAAAAGCACTTAGTGATTATCCTGAAATGGATGAAATGATTGTTTTAGTAGGTAGTGGGGTAAGAGATTCAATTGACCAAAAAGAATCTTTAGCTATTTGGGATATATATAAAAAATATTTACCTTCTAAAGTTACTATTCAACCCGCTCCTGAAGGTAAACCCCCAATAGGTGCAATTTATTCCTACAGCAAAAACCACCCTGAAGAAAGGGTTTATTGGTTTTTAGGTGAACGTGAAGGAAATGAAGGGGATGCTGAAGATATTTTAAAGCGTACTCAAGCTATAAGAAGTGGTAAATACCCTAATCTAGAATTTAAAAAAATAACAACCTCAGGAGGGGTTAGTGGAACTAAAGCTCGTAAAGCTTTACTAGACAAAAACAAAAATAAATTCTTATCTTTCATACCAGATATCCCTGAACAAGACCAAATTTGGGATATCCTAGCTGAAGCAACAGGTATAATGGAAGAGCGTGAACCTATTAATACAGGGGACCAAGTATTAGCTCGTAAAGGTGCTTTTGTTTATAATAAGGGTAAAAAACTTTACTTAAAAATAAGACG